TAGATGTTGATTGAAACTTTAGCGTAACCATCGGAATCTTTTGCACTCAAGAATTGACCAACTGCTACGGCACCAGTTTCTTGGGTAGCGCTAACGTTACCACCACTGTGTAGATATGCAGTTTGACCAGCTGCTGGAGTACCATTGATATTACTTGTAGTAACTTGGCCTTTTCTAAGAACGGCCACTTTACCGCCACTTTGAACTTCGTCTTTATGAAAATTAATGTGTTGTCTTGTTAAGTCAAGGTTTACAACATCATTAAGTAAGACTCCGACAGGATAAGCACCACTTGGATTGCTTGCATATGCAACAACAGCATTAGCATCGTCCATAGCAACACCAACACCAGTAGATGCGGTTGATACTGAGACTACGCCGCCTCTAGTAGCAGTTGTACTCATGAAAAATGAGATATCACTTAACAATTCAATTCTATCAGGTTTTAGAGCCATTTTTATTCTCCCTTATTTAATTTTTTACCGAGTCTAGAATAAACAAATTCAACTAAAGCTGCGCTAGTAGTATGGACTTCTCCATCTTCGCCACCAACAGCAAGATCTAGAGCTTCGGTTTCTTCAACCTCTTCTAAAATCTCTTCTGCTGTATCAAATTCAGTTTCTGCTTTTGATTCTTCTTCTTTCTTCTTCTTCTTTTCAATAGCTTCTTTAAGAGCTGGTGGCATACCTGCTTCAGCATCTTTGTCTTTCATCTCTTCATTTTTCTTTGCCATCTTTTTCTTCATCATGGCAATGACAGAGTCAAAAGCTTCATCATCAAGAGCATCATATGCAGCTAATGATTCTTCAATTTCTGAACCATCAAAACCACAATCTAGTAATGATGCCATTCTCTTTTCTTTTTTCTTTTGCATCATCATAGCTTCGTTTTCTTTCTTAACTTCGCTATAACGCTTGTTCATTGCAGCTAATGCTTCTTGATCTTTGGCAACTGCTTCTTGTAATTCTTTAATAGAAGCTTCTGCCTCATCTAGCTTCTTCTGTAAAGCTGCTTTTTCTTCTTCGTATTGTGCGGTAACAGCCTCAGCATCTACTGCTTCGACTTGTTCTGTTTCAACAACAGCAGTTTCACATGCTTCGCAAGCTTCTGCTACTTCTGTTGCTTTTACTTCTTCTGGTAAAGTTTCTAACTTTTCTTGTTCGCTCATTATACAAGCCTCCGCAGTATGGGTTTCTGTGTTATCTTCTGATACACCTTTATTTTCTAAAACGATATTTTTTGTTTCTTCTTTTTTTAAATCATCAAAATTTTCCAGCTTATTTTTTAAGATAATACTATCTTCATTAGCTGGTCTATCAACATAACCTTTACCACTAAAAGTGATATTCCTCAACACTCTACCAATTCTATAATTGTCTTTCTCTCCGTTGCCACCATAGGATCTCAAGTACTTAGTTAAATATGCACTATCATTATCCCTAGCAATAACTTTAAGTTCACCGGTCTCTTTGTCCATTAAACCATAATCAAAACTATTAAAATAGCATTCCATGCTCACATATTTAGTTCCGTTTTCTATAGAAGCAATTAAGTCTCTAGTTCTTTCTTTTAGTTCTGGATTTGTATATGCCTTATAGATTACAGCTCCGGTTAATATATGGTATTTTTCTGGAAGATTCTCTACAGGTGTATCTTTATCTATTAATATTCCTTCTTCTGTGATTGGATAATTTGAAACAATATGCCCCACAATCACATTCTCATCGTGATTTAGATTTGTCGGTTTATGGTTTGGGCTTTCTTTTGCCTTCCATATTTCTTCTGGATCAAATACATCATCATTCTTATTCCATGTAGATGAAACTAGAATAGATTGAACATAATACATATCTGGATCTTGAATAGAGCCAAAAGCCTTCATCTTTTTAGATGATGGATCAACAGACAATGGCTCAACAACAGAAGCAAAAGACACACTTTTGTCTTTAGCTACTGCTTCACCAATACCGTCATCATATTCTTGTTGAAATACTTGCATTTTTTAGCCTCCAGAATCAACCATACACCATAGAATAAAAATAAGCCTTTAATTGCTTGTAATCTTCTGTTGTAAGGTCTTTATCTATATTAGATTTAATTTGTTTAATGAAGTTTTCGTATCGAGGAACTGCTTTTGAATTTTGAGAAGCCACAATTTTATTCTTGATTAAGTCTTCATTGCAAGCATCAGAAGGGTTAATAGAAAATAGAATAGCTGTTTTGACCCTATCTGTTTCAGAATATTCTGACTGAGACAAACTTCTCATATTTTTTTTACCATAGAAATCTAAAAAGATAGGATTGATAATATCTGAAATTTTTTCTTGTAAACCAAGGCTCTTCATCATAAGAGATGCTCCTGTTTGTGGAGCAAACTCTTTCTCTTTTCTCTTGTCTGAATCTTTTGCATTTTTGGGTCTTCCCTGACCAGGAACCCCTTGAACTTCTTTTTTGGGTGCAAACTTACTTTTAAGTTCTAGTAGGGTCTCTTCAGAATCCAGTTTCTCATCTAGTTTTAATCCTACCTGATTAGGAGTAGCTATACCTAGTTGTAAAGCGGCCTTCTTTAGATTATCATTTGTTGATGTATATGGTCCTAGTTTCTGTGTCATTCTGCTTGATGATCTTTCTTTATCCTCACGATTGATTCTTACATTCTCAAGTTCAGGATCAGCACCAAATCTCTTCTGAACAAATTCGTTAGATATAATATTTCTATCTGCTAGTTGGATAATAAGGGCTTTTTCTGCTTCTTCGTTAGATAGGTCCATTCTATCAAATTCAACCTTAGCAGAATATCTGAATCCCATAGCCTTTTGGATCATGTCTAATTCTGCTTGCCAAAACTTTTGTAGAACATCTCTACCATACTGTAATCTTTGAGTGAGTGTTTTTAGACTGATGAAATTATTGGTAGTTCCAGCTGCACCATATGTTCCCGTTAGTGTTGGAGGAATACCGAGGCCAGCATATACATTATTAAGGTGTGGAGTATATTTAGCTTCTCCAAGGAACTGATGAACATTTGTGTTTGACTCTAGAAGCTCAATATCTGGACCCCAAACAATATCCATAGTACCACCGCCAACATTATTCTGTAGAATAGATGCAAGTTTAGAAGCAGCAGCTTTTGTTGGGGCAATTTTATGATCTAGATTACCTAGTTTAAATATACGAATATTAGAAATAGCACCATCTAGTGCTGCCATATCCGCAAGCTTCAATTTCTCTAAGACTGTAATATCATCCATGATTGAATAAATCATAGGAAATGCCCAAGTCTGCCAATCATCTTTCTTATAATGGTTCACAATGACTTTATCTGGATCTAGATAGTAAGGCTTACGAGTCTTAGCTGCTTCAATAACCTCTGGCGGCAATTTTGCTACCATAAATTTTTCAGCATCATTTTTGGGAGAATTAATGATCTTTCTAAGATGTGCTGGCAACTTCAACCCATAAGCCTTTTTACCACCTACAAACGAAGCTAACGGCCCAGCAGCAATTTCAATATAAACAGGATCAATGAAAGTATATCTCCAAGGAATCTCTTTCTTGCCTAAAATCAAAGTTTGACTCTTGATGTCCGTATCAGAGAAGTCTGCCGCATTGGCTTTATACATGTTCTGAATCGACTTGTTAGAAAGCTTTGCAGTTTGTCTGGTTATAACAATATTCCCAGAACGATATAAGTTATTAAGAAATCTCTCGCTTCTATCTTTACCGCCTACCTTTTTAAACCAGTTTCTGTAGAATCTTTCAATTCTTCTGTTTGGATGCGATATCGTAATACCTTGACTAGAAAAATCACCCATAAGGTCAATAACATTTTTTACTAAGCCTACTCTTTGATAAATATCATCTGCTCTACGAAGAATAGCTTTATGATGATCCGGAACAGATTCTTGGGGTCTAAAATAATCATAATCAGATCTTGAAAGACCAGGTCTACTTGATATGTTGGGAAGAACATTTGAAAAGTCTGTTCTCATCGTGGTTCTGCCAGCAGCAGCCGAAGCGTGCTGAATACCAGCATATTCTTGTAAGGATTCTCCAGAAGCGTTCAATGCGTTCTTCTTGCTTTCCTCGTCATCTCCCCAGAAATAAAAAGCATCTTCAGATTTGTTCATATTATTTTCACGTTAGATTTGGGTAATGTGATTGCAATGGTATTGTTAAAGTAACATACACCTTATTTGTTAATTCCTATATAAATATCAGCGTTTGCATTGCTTGTAAACCAACTAGGACCTTTATACATTTCGTTATCTTTTGTTTGGACTATATCTCTAGTAGATCCTCCTATTACATTATATTCGACTTCAGCTAATTGTAAATCTAGCTGTCTAGCGATCATGTTGGAAATTAAAAGAGAACTATATCGGTCTTTTCTGAGTTTGCCTTTTTTGCCATGAGGACCTTTAGTTTCTGGAGTATCCCAACGATCTCTAGCTCCAACACCACTACTAGTCTGTGTCATAACAATAGTTGTAAGTTCATTTTTTAGTTCTTCTATTTCTACAATACATTCGCTTAAGCTGTCATATAAAGGATTGAGATCTGCCTCCAGAATATTTTTCCCTTCATTTTCTAAAGCTAGTCCAATACTTAGAGAATCAAAACGTGGAAAAATAAGTTTTTTATCCTCAAAGTCTTTTCTTAATCCGTGATTAGCCTGAGCCACCCAGTCAGCCTTTGCAAACTGCACTAATTCTAGTATATGCAAACCAACCTGGTTGTCTGTCGGCTTGGGCTTATCGTAATCAATCACTGGCCATATTAGGTCTTCTCCTTCTTGCAAATTTTTTGGGTCGTGTAGAGCCTCTTCAATAGCGACACCACCACCCTGAGCATCTACGCCAATAGTTCTCACATTGAAAACTTTCATTAGGTTTCTTATTTTTCTTGCGCAGAAGCTGTAGAAATCATGGTCATCTACCAAACCTGTTTTTTGACGATCTCTAAAATTCCCCCTATTAGTTGTCCAACAGTAAACTAGTCTTCTATGGTCTTTATTAAGTTCTATGACTGTAATACTAAAATTGTCTTTTTCACTAGCTGGGTCAACGCCTATGATATACTCTTTATTGGGGTCTCCCTTGATGGTAGGATCAAAAGATATGATGCCTTCGGCGCCTTCTATTGGATTTTTATCAGAACAAGTACAAGATTCAATAAGACTTCTCTTGAAGAACCCTTCGCTATCACTTGTAAAACATGCGGCATATTCCATCTGGTAAATACCGCTATGAATAGTTGCTTTAGCTCTAGCTACTTGTTTATCATCCATGAACCCTTTAGGAATAAGCTCATAGGGGATCCTGATTACGCTATAATCTCGCCAATTAAAATTCTCCGGCACAGGACCACCAAAAATATCTTCTAGCACATTTGGGTCTCCTTGGCTCTCTACAATCTTCTTGTATCTTCGCCAGTATTGAGCAAAGTGCTTGAAGCTATAGTCTGCGGTTCCAGAAATAATAGCTTGGTTGCTTTTCTTAACCATAAGATCATCCATTTCTGAAGTCCATATGCCAGCTTCTTTCATGGCTTTTCTTTTAGCTTCTGCCTTAACGTTTTGTATAGGGCTAGCACTCACGGCAGCAAAACCTGAAACTACAGTTTCGTAGATATCGGGACTAATAGATGCAAATTCGTCTGCAATAATGATATGGGCACGAAGACCTCTAATTTTATCACCTGTTCCTAAAGGAATGGCAACTGCCCAACTATCTCCTAGCCTCATTGTGCAACGATCTACATCTCGCCGTGGGCCATCGCTAGCCCCATTG